GGTTACAAACTGGGGAGTTAATGAAGTTTAACTATGGAGAGATCCGTTATTATTTGATACTTTATTAACGGAAATACCCTGACAATGGTGTTGGGGTATTTTTTTATACAAGGTCTAATATGCGCGGTATTATCTTAGTATTATTATTAGCAGGCTGTGCTCATAAACCATATCAACCTGCCCCATTAACTCTACAACAACTTCGCGACAATACAGTAGTAGATGCTGACTGTCCCAGAATAGAAGATATAGTAGCCAAGTTAGAACTGAACCAACAACGTGCTGGCATACCACGTACCAATCCAGAACTACTGGCAGAACCCGCCAGAGAATATCAAGCACTGACCAGGATCAACATTTGGGCCCTGCGTATTGGTTGCTCAAACCCAGACTATTATAAACCGTTGTAAAAAGACGACAGACCACAAAATCAGTTTAATGTATAATAGTTGTACAGTTAAAAACAAGGAGTTAACGTGCTTGAAGTAATGTGGATTATCTTTTGTATGTGGTTGATAGCGGCTATTGTAGAGTTTGTTAAAAAACCTCCTAAAGCCCGTGTAGAACCCATCGCAGAACCTACCAAAGAAGAACAGCGAGCAAGCTGGCAACTTTATGCTCGTCAGTTGGTAGATGAAATCAACAGAGCCCAAGGAATGATTGACTCTTTGGAAGAACCTAAACCATATATAGTGCGTCGTTGTAGTCGTAGGCGTTGTAAAAAGACAACAGACCAATAAATCACGTTAATGTATAATGTTTATATCAACTAACAACAAAGGAAGTAAAATGAATATTACCGCAGTCAGATCAATGGCTATTATTACAGCATTTCACCAACTTAACTATTGTCCAGATAGCAGTTTTGAAGAATGTTGGTCAGATGAGTTCTTCATTGATATCTTAGATCAAACTTTAGCAAACTTATCCTGGGCCAAGTTAGCAACAATGCCTACTGTTAATGAATATGATATTGCTAATGCTATTTGGGCGATGGATGAAGATCAGTTTGTAGAAGCTTTAATGGAGTTAGAAGAATGAACTTGACCGCACAGCAACAGCAACTTGTAGATCAAATACAAGCATTATATGAACAACTTAAACTGACAACGCCAGAGCATCTGACATTACAGCAATGGTTTGGGTTAGAGAGCGTGGAGGCCGCAGAATGATTACTACTATAAACACTACTGATGATGAGTTTAATGCCAAGTTCCGCGAAATAGTAGAACTTTGGATGGCAAGTTCAGACACTAACTGGTCTATTGTTATTGATGATGTAGAGTTAGCCTTAGACTATCGCGATCAACGAGCAGGACCATATCGCATTGTCAATGACTTGGGTCGTGTTGTTGGATTTAACGATAGTGCCAAAGACTTTTTACGCATTGGTTATTTTGTATATCAATATGTCAAGGAGGAGATTGCTGAATGAAAGTATTCAAATATCGTTTATTAGATGAACCAGAAATCTATCACGCGATGGCCGCAGATCGTATGGATGCAGTATTAGATATATGTGAAATGTATGCGTGTGAGGAAGATCAAATAACTGACTTACAAGAAGTAGAGAAGTTATCCGCTACAAGGAGTCAAACGTGTTCCATATCTTAGTTATAGTGTTATTGTTATACATAGCCTGGCGTTTAAGATAAAACTATATAATAGTTTTACCCTAACTTGTTCTTCGCCCACGTCATTGGGTTTCCTTAGCAAGTTAGGGTTTTTTACGGCTATAAGTATGTAATGCAAGCAAACACTATCCCAGGTACCGCTAAAGTCGTACAAGGTAATATACAAGTGGCTATAGCCATCGTTAACCTAAAGATATTTCAAGAGTATTCAAGAACGGTTGTAGATATGGCGGAACAGCGTAGATTATGGATAGTTAAAAACAGAGATAAATGAAGATTTGGGCTGTCAGGCAAGGAGAACGTGTAGAAATACATTATTCAACTTGGGGACAACTTAGAAATATAGTCAAACACGCTAAGAAATGGGCGGTGAAGCTGGAGAGGGCAAGTTAGCACGTTCGCCTACCGCTCACGGAATCTCTTTCATAAATATCATTATGTCTAATACAGTTAAAGTAAAGTCCGCAAACACGCCTCGCTACAAGGTTAAGACACCATCAAGAGGTGGTGCACGTCCAGGCGCAGGGCGTAAGAAAGGTAGTACCAATAAGATCACCTTAGAAGATCTAATGGGCCATATAGAAACCCACGTTGGAATGACCTTTGCTGAACGTGTAGCTATCAGTTATGCCACAGCTATTCAACGTGATGACCACGCTGGTGTGCGCGATTATGAAAAGATTCTCTTAGGTAAGTTAGTAGCTGACAAACAAGAAATAGAAACTATTACTTCAGAAGACACCACGGCTCAAAAGGCTGAAGCTTTCGCAGAAGCGTTAAAGAGCCTGTCTACCGTGGACAACAAAGGTAAACAATGAGTCAAGGTAAACTAAACGGTGCAAACCCAGGGTTAGGTGAAGCTAATGTAAGCGGTGCCATAAGCCAGCAAGGTATGGTGCCTAACTATAATCAACCAACTATAGGCCAGTTTAACAATAGCTTTGGACAACCTAATCCCATACAACCCGCACAGCCACAGAATGGGAGCTTGAATCCTGTACAAGGACAGAGCACGTTTAGTTCAGGTGCAGTAGCACCCACGAGCCCTGTGGCACAGAGTGATCAGATACCTGCATACAATGCGCCAGTAGTGCCAGGACCAGTAATGGCACAATACGGCGCTACTATGGCTAATCCTGGTAGTGGTAGCCAAATGGGCTCAGCTCAGTATGGCGCTACAATGGTTAATCCAAATGGTCCTATATTTGGTCCAAATATAGGACAATAACATGACAGCACAAGTAAAACCACTACGTGAGACATTAGCTAAGACCCACAAGCCTAGCGGCACAAGTACAGCCAATCCCAAAGAGGGCAACGGCTTTGTAGAGTCGCCACAGCCCAAACATAAACAAACACCAGCAAGCATTGACAACTTTGAACACCATAGCAAGCACAGTGAACATCGTAGCAAGCACTATAAAGAAACAGTTGTTGGCACAACAGCGACAGGACAGTTTGGTGACAAAGCCATAGCCAAGCTAAATCCAACAACAGCCAATCCTGGTGTACGCAGTTTCCCTGGGCTTGCTAACTAACATAAATAAACTTATAACAAGGTTAAGACACAATGCCATTAATTAAGAGTACAAGTCCTAAAGCATTTGGTAAGAATGTAGCTACTGAAATGCAAGCGGGCAAGCCACAGAAGCAAGCAGTTGCTATTGCATACAGTGAGAAGCATGAAGCTGAATCCAGCAAGCGTCATCATGCTCCTAAGCATAAAGAACACGCACACCATAGTGACCATAGCTCTAAGCGTAGTAGTCACTATCACGAGCACACGGCAGGTGAAGAAGTACGCCCAACAGAAGTTATGGGCATGAGCACCAAGGCACACAAATCAGAACACGCACCTGAGAGTGCAGAAGACATGACAGAAAAAGGACACAAGCTATAATGGCCGCTAAACATTTAAAAGGTACATACAACCTTAACCCAACTAGTATGGTAATGAAACAAGGTAGTGAAGCGGAACGTGCTGAACGTACAAAGACAATGTCTGGCCGTATTGATGGTCCACGTATGTCAGAAGCACACGAAGCGGCGGCTGATATGGCGGGTGTTGAACGTGCAGTACATCACCCAGAGAATCCAGCTATGCAAACACGCCATAGTCATCCTAAGAATGAAAAGCATATTGATGGTCGCAAACACGAAGATGATCACCACGCTGTACGCAAATTAAAAGGAATGTAATCTAAATGAAGAATACAACATTGGCTCGCAAGCCTAGCAACACAATACATAAGAATGAAGGAACAACACACGAGCCACGTCGTCGTGATCAAGCAGGCGATGGTGCAGACTTTGCCTTTAACGGACAAATGGGCGATGGCGTTAACCGTAGTGAGAAGACACATCGTTTAGCTGGCAACCACAGTGGCCTTGTAGCTAAAGAAAACTATGGTAACAAAACCATAAAAGGCAATGCGTCTGACTGTCATACAGACCGTATGGAACGTATTGGTCCATCAGCGACCAAGGATCCTGAACGTTATACTATCGCTACAGCCAAAGAAGGTCATCCCATTGAAGCACACGGTAAGCGTCCACACGTTAGCAATCCTGATAAGATTTATATTACTAAGGCTGAAAGATAATGTCATTAAGTACAAGCACAAACGTTTTCCCATTGGGTCCAACATTTGCCATAACGGCCTCTACAACGTCAGCACAGACTTATGTTACAGCTGGCGCAAACAATATCCAAAGTATCCTTGTTGAAAACTTAGACACTACTAATGATGTATTTGTTAATTGGTCGTTAACAGCTGGCACAGTAACAGCCACAGTACCCACAGCTGGTACGCCACAGTCTGGCATTACCATTCAGAATAATTCAAGTAAGATTATTCAAGTTGGCGTACCTGGTGCATTTGATAGTAACATTACTGTGGCAGCCAATGCTGTTACAGGTACAGCTACAGTACATATTACACCAGTAGCATAAGGAACTATTATGATTACCAAAGGCAAACAATGGATCGCGGGCGCTATTAAGCATCCTGGTATCCTACACAAAGAACTACACGTTAAAGCTGGAGAACCAATTCCAGAGAAGAAACTTAAGGCCGCAGAGCGTAAGGGTGGCGTTGAAGCTCGTCGTGCTCACCTTGCAGAGACCTTAAAGTCGTTTCACCATAAGAAATAATTAAGGTTAATACTATGTCAAAAGAACAATTAGGTAAAGTACGTATTCTAAAAGAAGTTGAATCAGATCGTAGAGATACCGCTGATGAGCGTACCAAATTTAGTCGCAATCCCTATGCACGTGACAACGTCAATGTAGCACAAGGACCACGTGTAGGTATGGAAGGTGCACACAAGGCCAAACGTGGCAACTTCTTAGATCAGAAAGAGGAACGTAAGCCATTAGCAGATATGATTGAACGTGCATTTGCAGGACGTGCCGCAGAGTTAGAAGCTAATCCAGGCGAACACGAAGTCCCTGAGTCAGGTCAGATTGAAGCTAATAGTCAAATCCGTCGCTTCACAGCTCGTAAGACTAAGTACAAAGATTAACTTGTAAACTCCGTAGTAATAAGTATTAAAGTATAATAACAATAATACTTCTATAAAGGTTTAGAGTGTGTCCTTAACACACTCATATTTTATTTTATTGAAAGGTAAGGAAATGAATCCCACTGTGGTAGAACTAGTATCAGGCATCATATCTTGGTGCACTCCAAATTGGATCAAGCGTCGTCAGATCCGTCCATTATTACAAGAACTGAATCAGCTGATTGCATTGCGTAATCACGCTTATGCTGGTACAGAACCAGTGCCCATTATTAAAGATGAACTTAATATACAAAATGGCCCAAGTCTTGATCGCACACGCAAATATTTACAAGAACAAATTGATTCAGATAAAAATGAAGTAGATTTCTGGCGTGTAAGAATTGCTTATAATGAAGATCGTGATGAACGTCGCCGTGCAATGGAACAAAAAGCAAATCTTATTACTGTTAATGATGCACCAAATGATTATTCAGAAGTAAGAGAACAAGCAAATATTAAAAAAGGAATGGAACTGTAATGAAACGAGAAACAAAAACTCTAGCACCCGCATTCGCGGAACCCGTAACAAAAGAACCAGTAGATTTAGGATTTGACTTAGAAGGCCTAATGTCAGACTTCCCTACGGCTGGCGAACTACAAAAGTTTGTCTATGATCAAACTGGCGTGGTATTAAATCTAAAAGGTCGTAGCAACAAGGTCAAGTATCAGATTGCCCTGGATACACTTAATGGTCTAATGCCACCCGCAGAACTTATTGGTGGTGAAAATCCTTATATGGACAAGAACGATATTGTTCCTGTTGATCCATTAAAAACATTACCACCACAGCCTAAGGAAATCTTTGGCCACAAGCCAGTTACATTCTTCCAAGCTGATACATTCCCACATCCAGATCCAGAATGGAGTGCTATGGGACAAAAGTGTTCAGTAATCTTCCGTAAGTATATTGACAATACCATTACCTATGAAATCATTGGCCCCATGGCTCAACGTGCCATTGGTAATCGTGTAAACAAATATGGTAAGGATGTACCAGACAAGTTTGTATGGGTTGATCCACGCACAGGCGAACAAATCATTCGCTATGCGGATGGACGTATTACTCCTATTGGCACACGCTTAAAAAACTTTATGACCAAGATGAAAATTGGTAATAAATCACAGTGGGAAACTTGGATTGATCGTGATTTCGTTATTGGTGGCGATGCCGCACAAGCACTTGACAATCCTTGGAATGTCTAATGGTAAATGCACCTGGCTTTGATGCTGAACGTGATCGCCAACAACAGGCCAAGTTAGTAGCTGATACTAAAATCTTGCAAAAGGTAAATGCTGTACATCGTGATGCTTTTATGTTAAAGTATCCTGGACAAGTACAGCATTGCCTACGCTTAACTATGGAACGCTTGCAAGCTGGTTTGGACAAGCGTGATAGTTGCGATGTAGCGGATCCTGACACTTGGCGTATGTCAACGCAGGAGCTACGCGACCTTGCTCAGACAGCACAGTTATTAGACACTATCCTTAAAGGATTCTAAATGTTAGATCCAGCAGTATTAATGCGTCGTGCAGTACGTTATGTCTGTGATCAACATAAAATACCTATCAATGATGTAGTTAATTATACTGGATCAATAAAAATGCATTTTCAAGAGCTGGGTATTTCCATTCGCGACGATATGGAATACAATCAACTCAAATACTTTCGTCCATTTAAACATCAACTTGATTTCTTTGCCACTGGTTCAAGTGATCGTCGTGGTATCCTGGCTGCAAACCGTATTGGAAAAACAGTAAGTACCTGTTATGAAACAGCCATGCACCTAACTGGTAGGTATCCTGAATGGTGGACGGGACGTCGCTTTGATAAACCTGTAACAGCTATGGTAGCTGGTGAGGGCTGGAGTCAGGTTGCACTTGTATTACAAAATGAACTATTAGGAACTAACGATGTTAAGATACGAGACCATATTGGCACTGGTGCTATACCCCGTGATTGTATTATTACGGAAACTATGCGAAGCGATGGCGCTAATTGTATTGGCGTTGAAATACGCCACATATCTGGTAGTAAA